ATATTGACTAAAGCCCATAGATGCACTTTCCCAATCTTGTCTGAAATCTTTTTTACAAAGTTGTAGGTTTACTTGAAATTCCTCTGGTTGTAAGATTCTTTCTGTTAATGTTACGTTAGAAGTTGGATCAAAATCACAACTAGCATCTTTTAGAATACTATCTAGTGCTAATTTTTTGATTACCTCTTTGAATTTGATGTTAGGTTTTATACTAACACCACCCTGTGATAATGTAACCCCACTCAATAGAGCAGCAGCGATATACTCACCTGCGAACTCTCCTGCGTATGAAGTTGTTATACTTGTTGTAGTAGCCATATCTCTTTTATTTATTTATTTATTTATTAACTTGGATCAGTAGCTGTAATTGAACCTGCTGCGTTTCCGATACCCCAAACATACCACTTATTACCATCTGACCAGATGTCGATAAAATCTCCAACTGATTCTGCTGATGCCACGAAGTTAATTTGGTCCTCTCCTGAAGCTGCTACAGATGCACCATTTACTACTAAAATTCCATCTATATTATCTCCTTCTGCACTATCAATGATATAATTTGATGTATCAAATGCGTTTGCTACAACAAATCTAAAATTAAGTCCAGACTCTACTGATGGTAATGTTACTGTAACCCCTGCTGATGCAGCAAGTTCGTACCATTTACCACTATCTGCTGATGTAAGAGTAACTGCTGCTGATACTGCATCAACATCATTTTTAATTCTTACAACATCATTATTAACGTGTGTTAAAACTGCCATAATTATTTATATTTATTTATTTGTTATTTGTTCCATTACTCTATCTAATGTGGACATTCTTCTGTTTTGTGCAAACTTGAACCCTCTACTAGACTTTTCTTGTTCTGGACTATGTTTGAGTGGCTCGGCAGCAGGTTTAGATAACTCTTGTTTAAGAGCTTCTTTTTCTTCTGCTTCGCTATTCAAAACTTCCGTTACTGCTAAAGATACCTTTTCTTCTAAATCACTAGACATTTCTTCTTTCTCTTTGTCTTTGTGATCCATCATCTTATTGATATGCTCTTTCAATTCATCCATTTCTTTACGAAATTCCTCTCTTGTTACATATCTAGCATCCACTTTTTCTTCATCTTTTTTTTCATCTTCTTCGTGTTCTGCATTTTTGATTTCTTTGATCATACCTTCTTCCTCAACAACAAGAACTCTAGCATCTTCAAGTTCGTACTCTCCTACAGGTAGAGCAACTTTTTCATCTTCCGTTTTAATAAAAACTTCTTTGCCTGATTCGAAAACTTCTGCTTCCAAAACAGTTCCATTCTCTAACTTGAGTTCTGCTAATTGAATATCAGATAACTCAACTCCAAGAATGTTTTTCACTTGTTTTAATACTTCTGTCGCTTTCATAACTATATATCGCTTTTTAAAATTTATTTTGCATTTTGTTTTTAGAATGGTAGCTCATCTCTAAAGCCAAAGTCCATTTGTTTCATATCTTGATTTAATCCTCTTAATTGATTAATTTCAGGTATATTTGAATCTAAACCTAATTCTTTAAGTGAATTTTCAGCTTTAGTGGCTTTTTTTTGTGCATTTTTTATAAGAGCTTTTATCTCTCTTGATTCTTTAAAAGCAAATTTAAATAAAGATGATGAAGATTTCAGTTGCTTTTGTGTTTTAGCTTCTGCATCTACTGCTTCTTTCAAAAGTTTTATGTAAATGTTATATTCTTTTTCTGTATTTTTATAAAGAGTTTTTTGAGTTTGAACTTTTCTTTGTATCGTTTCAACTTCTTGCCTTAATTCATCTACTAAACCTAAATTTACTTTTTCAATTATTTTGTTATTTTTTTTGCTTAATGCTTCTAAAATTATTTTTAACTCCATAATAATATATCGTTTATTAAATTAATATTTGCTTTTTATCCTGTTCGTGATACGCCATTTATACTAGCATTACTACCACCTTTCAACGCACCAATGCCCTGTGCGTGTAATTCTCCTGTACAACACTCTATTTTGTAAGTGAGTCCATCTTTGCAAAGACAAGCTCTCCTACCACCTTTTGGACTTGTGTAACTTGGTATGTAATCTTTGTTTTTCATTTGATGTTTTAGATATAAATTTTATATTATTATCTACCAAAAAATCTAGCACCCTCACGTTTTGCTCTTTGATATTCATCAAGAGCTTTTTGATATTTATTGTCTGTTTTTATACCTAAATCTTTTGCTGCATTTTCATACTTACCTAGTAAGGTAATATATGAAGTAGTGTTAAAGTTGTTCAAGGTATCTCTAAAATTAAATATCTCTTTACTTATACGATTTTCTTCTTTACGAATTTCATCCTTAGCATCATTAATTTTTCTATATTGTTGTTCTATGTCATCTACTAAAGCTAACTTGGTTTTTTTGCTAATGTATTTTTTGAATTTGTGTAGTTTCATATCTTTTATTTTTTATTACTTTTCGGATGTCCTTTTGGTAACAGATCAAAATCGCCTGTGTATTTAGGATTTTGTGGTCTGCCGTTTCTTACTAAATATAAGTATGCATTTACTCTAGCTTGTGCCCAAGCAGTTGGCGATTGTATTCTAGGACTATGTGATACATTGAATGCACCCAACCCTCTTTGGAATACTGCCTTTAATTGTCCTATTGTTACACCATAACCTAGTTTGTCTTTGTATCTTTTGTTAAAATCATCAGACTTTTTCTGTAGTGTCGCTTCATCTTTCTTGCTTACTTTTGCACCTCTGCTTGTAGAAGCATCTCCCTTTGCCGTACCCTGACCTTTAGGTCTTGGATTGGGTGTGCCTGACTTTGGTGCTTTTGGACTTTTTCTAATACCACCTCTAGGACCTATCTCTGCCATCTTTACGCACTTGTGTTTCTGATAATCTTTTCTATATCCCTCTGGGCATTTGTATTTTTTAAATTCTTCTTCTGTAAGTGCGTGTTGTTCACAAGGCATATACCAAGTCATATCTTCAAACTCGTGTTCGTGTATGCCATCACAACCAATATCTTTAGCAATCTTTTCTGCCATCTCTTTGGATGAATAAGCAAGTCTGTCCATAATAATCGCAAAGTCATCATTGACCTTTTGACTATATAGATCAAGTTTGCCTAACTCTTTTAATTTTTTTTCTGCATATCTTTTACCTGCAAGACCACCCCAAAGTAAATATGAAATTGTACCACACGCTTCTTTGTCCTCTGGTTTGTAATACTCCTCTGCTCTTGACAAAAAAGAATACATACGACTTACTGTTTGTTCACTAATTGCTTTACCCTGTGCTAATTGTTGCGCCCTTATTTTACCAACATCAGTTGCACATTTGTTGTTTACTTTTTTGTTTAAGTCAATACCTCTTTTTGCATTGTTCTTTACTGCATCTGGATAATCACTAAAACTTTCAAATATTAATCTTTTACCTGCTTTGTATCTTTTGTCGTTTCGTATAATTCCTTTTACTTGTGATAGTAATTCCTCTGCTTCTTCTTCTTCAATCTTTGCTAGGTCTTTTATTGTTTGATCCTTCGGTCTTTCAGCTTTGTCTGCAAAGTAACCTTCTATACTAAATCCTTTTACTTTGCCTGTCTTTACAAATTCTTCCCAAATCTGATCATTGTTTACTTTTACTGCACCTACCCAAGTACCTACAGGATATTCGAGACCATATAATGCAGTCTTGTCTTTTTTTGTGTCCTCTACAATCCAACTCTCTACTAGTGAAAGACCTTTGATTGTATGTTGGTGTTCTAGTGTAGAATTATTCTGATTGCCTTTTTGTAAATATATTTGTGATGCTTTTCTTACAGTTTCTCTTGAAAAATAAATATAGTATTCCTCATCACCATTTTTTCTGTAGATAGGTTTGTTAGGTACAAGTAAAGCACCTAATAATATTTTCTTTTCTTTATCTACTTCTTTGAGTGTAAGTATCTCTCCTTTGAGTGCAATAAAATCTTCTTCTATTGCAGGATTTTCTACTATACTTATTGCTTCGATACCTGTTAAATCTTCGTTGTCATCTAGGATCAATTCAACTATCTTCATAATTATATATCGTATTGTTTAATAGTTTTTGTCTATCCCAATGAACTTTCTTGTATAATGTTTCTGTCTAAACTTTGTGCAGTTGATACATCTCCTGCAACTACAAATGCTTTGACAGGTTTTTGTGCCTGTTGACCTATAGCATCTGCAAGTTGTGTTTGTGGATCAGAACCTACAATATTAAATGAAGGTGCACTTGGTGTTGACACACCTCTACCACCACCTGAAATATCTCCACCTATAGAAGGACCACCCCCTTTTAC